GCATGGCGGCCTACACCGCGATCGATGGCGCTGACAAGTATTCCTGCGTGTTGCTGCAGACGCAGGGTTCGGCGTTGTGCCAAGAACTCATCCCGCTGGTGTGACGACATGACAATCGATGCACTGAAAGCAATGCTGGCCCGCCGGGTTGCGTTCCTGCAGCAGCAACGATCGCATGCCGAAAGCGTGGGCGACATCGCACGCGTCGACGATCTGGATCGCGAGATTCAGGAAAGCCAGAACACGCTGAGTCAACTGAACACGCTGTAGGAGGCGCAGCATGTTTCTGACGCTGCTGTCGCAACAGGCCGGCGGCAGCGCGCAGACGATCGCACCTGGCGGTGCGGCAGAACGCGATGCACCCGGCGGGCTGATCGTCCAGGCGGGTGCAGTCACGATCGCACCCGGTGGTTCGGCAGAACGCGATGCGCCGGGCGGGCTGAACGTCCAGGCGGGCGCGGTCACGATCGCGCCCGGCGGGCGTGGCGAACTCGAGCTGCCCGGTGGCAGCGCGGTCGCTCTGGTGTTCGGTCTCACGCTGGGCGGTAACGCCGAGCGCGAACGCGCGGGTGGCATTGAACTCGCGATTTACTCGGACAAGCAATCCCGCGCGCGTATCGGCAGCGCGACGATGCGCGATGAGACGCGCATCGGCAACGTCGTGATGCTGGACCCGCAGCGTATCGGCAGCGCGACCCTGCGCGACCCGCAACGCATCGGCAGCGCCAGCATGCGCGACACGCAGCGTATCGGCAGCGCGGTGCTGCCGAAAAAACCCCGGGCAATCCGGCACTGAGGCGACGATGCAGTCAAAGCTGATCGCAGGCGATAGCCTGAGGTTCTCCTCGTCGGTGCCGGACTACCCGGCATCCGACGGCTACACGCTCACCTACAAGCTTGCAAGCTTGTGCGGCGCGATGCTGCTGGCGGGCCGATCACGATCACGGCTGCCGCCGACGGCGACGGCTACCTCGTCAGCGTGCTGCCCGCGACGACGGCCAGCTGGACGCCGGGCAAGTACACCTGGGCCGCCTACGTCACGAAGGCCGGCGAGCGGTACACGGTCGAGACGGGCGAGGTCGAGATCCTGCCCGACCCGGCAGTTTCCGGCGCGCCGCTCGACATGCGCAGCCAGGCGCGCAAGGCGCTCGACGATCTGAACGCTGCCCGGGCGACCTGGGTGGCCACCGGTGGCCGCGTGAAGCGGTACTCGATCGCGGGTCGTGACATCGAATACAAGGACGCGGCCGAGATCGACATGGAGATCACCTACTGGACGAAGCAGGTCGGCGAAGAGCAGACGTCTGCAGACCTCGAGGCCGGCCGCCGGCCGAAGAACCGCATCTTGACGCGCTTCGTGCGCCCGAGCTGACGATGGGCTTCCGCGACTGGTTCACAGGCCTGCGGCGCGAGGCGGCGCCCTCGCGCGCGTCCGCGCGTGCCGAGCCGTCGTTGCGCGGCTCGACAAGCCTGGGCGCGCCGCCCAACCGCGCGCTGCGCTCGTTCATGGCGGCGAGCAACGACAGGCTGGTGGCCGACCTCATGTCGATCGCCGGCCTGGTGTCGGGCAACAGCGAGATCCGGCAGTCGCTGCGCACGATGCGCATGCGTTCGCGCCAGCTGGCCAACGACAACGAGTACGCGAAGCGGTTCTTCCAGCTGCTGCGAAACAACGTCGTCGGGGCGAAGGGCTTCGACCTGCAGATGAAGATCTACAAGCCGCGCGGGCAGCTCGACGTGGCGGCGAACAACACGATCGAAGAGGCGCACGCCGCATTCTCGAAGATCGGCGTCTTCTCGGCCTGCGGCACGATGAGCCGGCGCGCGTTCGATCGCGCTGCCGTGACCCAGTGGGCCCGCGACGGCGAGGTGCTGGTCGAGGTCCTGTACGGGCAGCGTTTCAACCGGTTCGGCATCGCGTTCAGCCTGCTCGACCCGGACTTGATCGATGAAGCCCTGAACATCGGCAGCGGCGGGGCGATGCCCGGCTACGGGCGGATCGAGGGCGTCGAGATCCGCATGGGCATCGAGCGCGACCAGTACGGCCGCCCGCTGGCCTACTGGATGCACAACACGCATCCAAACGATGACGTGGTCAACGTCGGGTTTCAGCGGCACCGTCGCGTGCCGGCCGATCGGATCATCCATCGCTTCCTGCGCGATGAGCAGCGCGCCGGTACCAGCCGCGGCGTGCCGTGGCTGTTCGTGGCGATGCGGCGCCTGGCGATGCTCGGTGGCTATGAAGAGGCCGCGCTGGTCAACGCTCGCCAGGGCGCGTCGAAGATGGGCTTCTACACCCAGCCCGAGGGCGACGCGGCGCTGGTCGCCGATGGCAGCAAAGTCTCGGACGTCAAGGACCAGAACGGCAACCTGATCACCGAGGCCGAGCCGGGCGTGTTCGGCGTGCTGCCGAAGGGCTGGGGCTTCGAGACCTACGACCCGACCTACCCGTCGGACGCGATGGACGGGTTCGTCAAATCGATGCTGCGCGCGTTCGCGGCCGGTGTCGGCATCAACTACAACGTGCTGGCCAGCGACCTCGAGAACGTCAACTACTCATCGCTGCGGCAGGGCGCGCTCGAGGATCGCGACACCTACGAGTCAATCCAGCACACGTACATCGATGAGGTCGCGCTGCCGATGTTCGAGGCGTGGCTGCGCATGGCGCTCGACCTCGGCCAGATCGGCCGCCTGCCGATGGACGGCTTCGACCGATTCAACAAACCCGTGCTGATCCCGCGCACCTGGCGCTGGGTCGACCCGCTCAAGGAAGTCAGCGGCAAGGAAAAGGAGCTGCAGCTCGGCATCACCACGCGCACGCGCCTGTGTGCCGAGCAGGGCATCGACTTCGAGCAGCTGGTCGATGAGCGCAAGCGCGAAGAAGACATCCTGCGCGCGGCCGGTATCACGCTGGGCGCACCCGCGCCGGCAGCCCCCGCGGCCCCGGCCGCAGCACAGACCCCCGCAGAGCCTGCGGACGACGACGAAGACGAGGTAGCAGATGCCTGAGCGAACGATGAACCTGGTCAGCGCGAGCGAGACCTTCCGCGCGGAGTTTCGTGCGGCGCTGGAGAAGCTGCAGGTGGGCGAGCGGATCCGCGTCGGCGACGTGGTCGGCGCGCTGCCCTCCAGCCAGCCGGCGCAGGGCGAGCGGGCCGAGCAGCCCGCGGTCGTGCAGTTCCTCGGCAGCCGCATCGGCCGCGAGGCGATCGACGAAGAGGGCCGCACCGTCGCGCTGTCGTTTTCGAGCGAAGAGCCGTACGAACGCTGGTGGGGCATCGAGGTGCTCGGCCACAAGCGTGGCGAAGTGGACATCAACTGGGTCGGTTCAGGGCGCGCACCGCTGCTGGCCGACCATGACACGAGGCAGCAGATCGGCGTGGTCCTGAGCGCCGAGCTGGGGACGGACCGGCGAGGTCTGGCAAGCGTGCGATTCGGAAAGAACGCGCGTGCTCAGCAGGAATGGCAGGACGTGCTGGATGGCGTGCGCGTCAACGTGAGCGTCGGCTACGAAATCCGCGAACTCGAGCTGGTGAAGCAAGAGGGCGAGGTGAAGACGTACCGCGTGACCGACTGGCAGCCGCTCGAAGTGAGCCTGGTCTCGATCCCGGCCGACATGACCGTCGGTGTGGGGCGCGAGGGTGGGCTGGAACTCAATCCGCCGGCCGTCGTTCCGGCCGCAGCGAAACCCGTGAAACTCAAGGAGACAGCAATGCCCGAAATCACCCTCGCCGACGTGACCGTCGCCGAAACCGCAGCCCGCGAAGCGGCCCAGAAAACCGAACGCGAGCGCGCGGCCGGCATCCTCGAGCTCGGCACCCGGCACAACATGCGCCAGATCGCCGAAGAGCACATCCACAAGGGCACCAGCCTCGAGCTGTTCCGCGGCCTGATGCTCGACGAGCTGCACAAGCGCGGCAGCGACAAGCCGCTGCAGAACCCGGCCGCCCAGATCGACCTGTCGGCGAGAGAGGTGCGCGAGTTCTCCGTCGCGCGCTACTACCGCAGCCTGATCGACAAGGACAGCAGCGTCGCCCCCTTCGAGCACGAGTGCGCGAAGGCCGTGCGCGAGGCGCTGGAGCGTGCCGGCCAGCACGCGCGCGGCAAGGGCAACTTCCTGCCCTACGACGTGCTCGCCTCGCAGGTGCCGGGCGTGCGCTCGGTCGACGGCCACCTGATGATCGGTGACCGCGTGATCGGCGCGCAGCGGGATCTGGCGACCTCCACGGTCGGTGCCGGTGGCGCGATGGTCGCCACCGACCTGCTCGCGGCCGACTTCATCACGCTGCTGCGCAACGCCTCGCTCGTGCGCCGCATGGGCGCCCGTGTCCTGGGCGGCCTGGTGGGCAACGTCGCGATCCCGCGGCAGACCGCCAGCATCACCCTCAACTGGGTGGCGCAGGCCGGTGCATCCACCGAGTCGGACGCGACCTTCGCGCAGGTGACCCTGTCGCCGAAGACCGCCCACGGCATCCAGGACGTGACGCGCGACCTGCTGCTGCAGGGCACCCCGGCGGTCGAGGGCCTGGTGCGGATGGACCTGATCGAGTCGATGGCCACCCAGCTCGACGCGATCGCGCTGCACGGCACCGGTGCATCGAACCAGCCGACCGGCCTCGCGGCCACGGCGGGTATCGGCTCGGTGGCCGGCGGTACCAACGGTCTCGCGCCGACGTGGGACAACATCGTCGACCTCGAGTCGGCGGTGGCCAACAACAACGCGGCCGTGAACGCCGTCGGTTACCTCACGAACACCCGCGTGCGCGGTCGCCTGAAGCGCACCCAGAAGTTCGCGAGCACCAACGGGCAGGAGATCTGGATGCCCCCGATGGCCGGGGACGATGCGGCGCTGTACGGCTCGCTCAACGGCTACCGGGCTGGCGTGTCGAACAACGTCAGCAACACGCTCGTGAAGGGCTCCTCGGGCGCGGTCTGCTCGGCGATCTTCTTCGGCAACTGGAACGACCTGCTGATCGGCGAGTGGGGCACGGCGGAGATCCTGCCGGACGAAGTCACCCAGGCCGCGAACCGGATCGTGCGGATGCACGTGTACCAGACGATCGACATCGCGGTACGTCGCGCGCAGTCGTTCGCGGCGATGCTCGACGCGCTGACGGTCTAACCGGCCGGCAGGTCACACGGTAGTGCTGCAGTACTCCGGCGCCGCGTTCCCCGCAGCGCCGGAGGTTTTGCCCACCCATCAACGAGGACACCCGAACATGAAACGCATCCAGATCAACGACAACGTGCTGGTCCCCTCCGACGTCGAGGGCCAGATGAAGACCCTGTTCGTCGGCACCGTCGCCGACGTCGACGACACCACCGCCGGGCTCGTGGTGGCATCCGGCCGCGGGTCGTACGTGAAGAAAGACGACGACGGCAAGTACGAGCGGGCCGTGGTCGACACCACCCCGGTGGATCCGGCGGCGGCGGCCGAGAAGGCCGAGAAGACCGAGAAGCAGCCCGGCAAGTAAGGCTGACCGATGCCCTACACGGACGACGCCTCGGAGTTCTTCGCCGAAGACGACTTCGCCGAGGTGGTGACCATCGCTGGCGCGTCCGTGCGGGCGATCTTCGACAGCGCCTACGCGCGCGCGGGTGGCATCGTGGCCTCCAGCGACCCCGCGCTCTGGGTGCCGAGTGCATACGTATCCACGGTCGCCCGGGGGGCGGCTGTGGTCGTGCGCGGCGTGGCCTACACCGTGCGCGACATCGAGGCCGATGGCACTGGCGTCACGGTGCTGCAGCTG